CTATTGTGTCCTCTATGCCGATTAGGTTAGAGGCGTTGTCAAACATTGGTACAGTCATAATAATCTTAAAGTTAGCCATAGGCGAGATAGTTGCCTGAGAGTTATTACTTGGCGTGATATATGGATCTGCAGGGGCAACCACTACGGCGCTAGATTGCATAGTGCTGGGCGGGTAGTTAAATACCGTCCATACACCTGGATTAGCCAGGGCTGCAGCTATTGTGCTGCGTAAGGTAGTTATAGCTGCAGGCATTAGCCGACCATACCTGCGGGTGAAAGATACGGAGCTAAGAGGCCACGCACGGATGCCATTAAAGTATTAGACATCTTAAAAGGGCTAGGGCTGTAGCCGTCTAGGCTAGTTCCACCGTTTTGTGTGCTAAATCTAGATGTCCATATATTTTCTGCCAGCATTAAAGCTGCAGCGTTTATAGCTGGGGTATTGGCGTAGGTAGCGGTTTTTGTATCGTCACCTGTCATAGTGCCATAAGGCAGTACGCGCCTAAAGTTTTGGTCAGCTGCAGTTTTTGCATATTGGATAAAGCTATAGCCCTGTGGGTATTGCCAATAGTTAAGCTGCATATTAAAGGCAGGCAGGATATTAGCTGTGCCTGTAGAAAATGGAATAGTGCCTGTAATTGTGTAAGTACCGTTAAAGGTTGAACCAGCCCCAGCAATAGTTACTGATTGGCCCGTAGTAAAAATGCCAGGGTTGGCAACCATAACGGTAGCGACATTAGACACCAACGCGGTACCGACTACGGGCGCGCTGTCAAACCATAAAAAGCCGTTTATTAAATCTTGTGCAGCTTGGCAGGTGTCCTCTATCCAGGTATAAGAATCGTACAAAGTGCCAACGCCCAAACTAGCTTTAAGCGTAGCGGCCGTCACGTATGTAGCTGGCACTTGTGTACTCCTATCTTACTTAGGTTTGGTAAGCCTCAAAGGGCTAAGAGGCCTACCAAACTATTAGTGGGTTTTATTCTATGTAAAATTATAGCGAATTATACCCTTCGGCATTTTCGCAATCGTGGCCATATAACCATATATGGCAACCTGAATTTGAAGATTGCTAACCACATTAACTGACATATAAGCCTGTGGTGATTGGTAAACAGTAAATGCCTCAGGCGCAAGAATAATTGCTGAGTCATCAACAGTTGTAGTAGCCGCAAAGTTTTTATCTACGTATAGATCAAGGCCTAATACGTTGCCGCGGATTGAGCCAGGCTGTGTTAGCCCGCCTGCGTTCATTGGCTGTGATGCTGAATAAATTGGACGGCCAGTAGTATCGGATGCGGACATCAATAATTGCCATTGGCTACCGTTTGCGATGTAATTCTGTGCATAGTAGCCAGTTGCCTCGTAAACAAGACGTGCGGCCTCAGATGCGTAACCAATAATGCCTGCAGATGTAGCAGCTTGTGCTGTAGTTGCAACGGTACCCGCTGTAATAAGTGCAGCGTTAACTGTTGTATCAAGAGTCTTTAGGTAAGCATTTTGTAGCTGTGCTGTTAGCTCAGCATAAAAATTAGGATCTGAACGCTCTAGCAATTCAATGCTAATAGTGTTCATACCTGAGTATTTAGATACTGTACCTGAAAGGTATTCAGTAACCATACCTGTGTTAGCAACTGCTCCGCCTTCGGCTTCAACAGTTACAACAGGTGCAACGCCTGACTTACCGCCTGCAGATGTAACAAGAGAAGGCACGTTGATAGTCATACCGCTAGCTGGCAAAACGCCACGTGAACACGCATCAATAGACGGTGTACCAAAACGTGTGTTAGTTGGGAACTCGCTTAGGTATTGTGTTGGAGAAAATGCAGGGTTAGTACTGAAATCGTCATCGGCTGCAGTTACGTATAGCTTGCTATCTTCATTACCTAGTGCAGCTTTAATCTTGTGTTCTGTGTATGCACCCATTGATGTAATAGGTGTACGTACGCGCTGTGAATTGAGCGCGCTTGGTAGGATGATTTTACGAGCTGCCTCTACTGTAGGTGCAGCCTGCTCTGTGGCATCTACTGCCTCAGGTGCGTTTTGATCGGGGGCTGTAGTCACAGCGGCCTCGCTTTCGGTTTCGGTTTCGGTTTCGGTTGTGGTTGAGTTTATTACGGTGTTAGTTGTCGTAATTTTTGTACTTGTGGACTCTGCCGCCTCTACTGGCATATCGCCTGCAGCTGCAGCAATTTTTTGCACCGCAGCGCTTGCAAAGGCAGCGCTCTCTACGAGTGATACCTCGCGTAAGGTAGCAGCGGTGACCAGGAGATAATCCTTTTGGGGCTTTGATGCGGTAACTTCCACACCAACGGATAAGCCGTCCATAAGTTGCTCCTGGGCTAGCAAAATCGCATCTGATCCACGTGAGGATGCACTTACCTTAAAGCTTGCATAAAGGCCGTCTTTAGCTGAGGTCATACTTTGCATACGCCCCACCACGGCTGAGTTATCGTGTGCCATTAAAAGTTTTACTTTACTTGGCTCAGCTGCGCTAATTGAACCCTCAGCAAAAACTACTTTGCCCGCGCTTGTGTAGCCTACCTCGCCATAAGGTGCAATTTTTCCTGAGATCATACGGCGCTCGCCGCTATCTACTGCCTCGATATTGCCACTAAACGTTAAGATCACGGATTTCGTTCCCTTCATTAAGGCCACTAGGGCTTAGCTGTTCCATACTTTGCGCTTGCTCTAAGTCAATTAAACCCAGGTTAAGCATTTTCTCTATAGCATCTAAACGCGCTGCAGTATCGGCACGTAAAAAAGTTTCATCTAAAGCAAAGCGCACAACGTTACCGTGAGCCGTAATATCATCCATAGATAGCCGATTTTCTACTGAGCTTAAAAATGGTTGCAATGAGTAACTTACAAACTCTTTCCTGCCGTCAATGATATTTTGATACGTCATAGAGTTATTCATATCTGCACTTATGTAATATGCGGGTACGTTCATTAACCGTGCTATTTCGGTAGCTAAATACTGGCTGCTTTCGTTGTAGGTCATATCTTTAGGGCTAAAACCTACTTGCTGATAATCTAAAGTACTTGTTAAATATGCTGTACTACGTGATGCACGTGCAGCCTTCCAGGCAGCTAGCAAACCGCTAATCTGTGCCTCAGGTAAATCTGCACCGCTATTTTTAATAAATCCAGTTGGCATAGGCGTAGATGCCGCAACACTTGCAGCCTTTTGTATATCTATCGCGCTTTGTATTGTGCGGGCGCCTGTCTCTAATACGCCAGGTAGCAAAGATTGAAAAGTAACAAGTGATCCGATACCAGCCATAGGTGCGCGCTCACCATTAACAGAATAATACTCAACTTCATCGCCATACTTGTTAGTTGTAACAGTTACGCGAGTATTAGCTACCCACTCAAAACCGCTAGGCCGCCCGTCATCGGCGTATAAAGATGTAACGCGCCAATATGCAACGCCATAAAATAATAATGAGTCAACTGTATAAGCAATAGTTACGCTACGTGGCTGGCGCATATCGGGTTGGTCAAGCCATAGCGGAGACTCTAATCTTACGCCAGTAGATTTTTTGTATAGCTCTAAATCAATACTTGATATAACGCCTGCAATTAAGTTACGGCATCTTGCAACGCTTGCACATTGTAAAGCTATAGAGCGATCCATAAACGGGGCGCCGTTGCCAGTTGCATAAAGCCCGCCGTAGCTATAAACGCCAGCGCCGTAACCTTGTGACATAACGGCAGGGGCTAACTGGGCTGTAACATCTTTTTTACTGATACCTAAAGTTTGCAATAGACCCATAGGGCGGATTATAGGTTATCCACAGGTGTAAAGTTATAGACAGGCTCGGCGTGTCTAAACGTAAACTTTAGCCTCAGATACAGGCTGTGCCAGGATGTGAATTACCATAGCTAGGCCGATAGGTATATCTACGGGGCCAGCCGATTTACGGCGCACAATACGCCAGGCATCGGGTGTTATTTTAGCTGCGCAGTTTGCCATTTGTTGTATCAATAGATCCTGCCCGCTATGCCTTAAACGGTCATTAACTAGGGCATCGTGA